ATCTTCGTTAAAGCCAGTGTTATAAACGCGACCGCCCATGTGATTGACGGCAAAGTAATCAATTTTGTGTTGATCACTCAAGGCACTCACTTGATACTTGGGCATTGCCTTGGAATAGTTGCCTTGACCGGCCCATTCATATGCTTGACCAAAAGCACGAATCAGACTCGGACGATTAAATTCCAAAGGCCAGTAACCACGAGCGCTTAGCTTTCCGCTAGGGGCTGGGCTGCTAAGTGCTGAAGGATCCCAATCACGCGTTGTAGTGCTTGTTTGCAGCGAAAGGATTGAATCAACATTGGTTGTGCTGTAACCAACTGCCAACATAAAATCGCCAACGCCTCGATAATCAGTGGCGCTACGCACTTGCGCCAACACATCAGCGTCGGTTTCTTGATTTACGCCAAGGTCAGTGCTATCTGGATCATTGGATAGATCTTTGTCAATCAGCAATTCAACGCCAATGGCAATGCGCAAGGATTCAATGCCACGCTCGTTCGTAAGCATCGGCAGCGTGGGCTCCCATTCGTCAGTTGAAAAGGAGCTAAACGTTTCGTTACGCTTAGAGCGATAAATACGATTGGAATTAGAAGCAGGCGTGCCAACGCGATAATAATTGTCAGGAATAAAACTACTAGCAGAATCGCCAGGACGCAGTACAACATTGAACCGACTGCTTGAGACGCCACCACCTGCATTGTCAATCGTCGATTCAGAAACAAGAAAGACTTCTCCAGAACCGTTGGCTGGGTCAAGCTGAGTACTAAGGCCAGTGCGGTTACCTAGGCGGGCAATGAAATTACCAACAGGCCGACGTGTAGTGGTTGGATTGCTGTTTTCAGTAATGATGGAATACTTGCGCTCTTCGGGAGTACGCGTGTCAACAAGGCGACGAATATAAACGCGATTGCCGACAAGTACTGCCGGATCCATTGTTGTGATGTTGTTGATCGCCAAGTCGCCACTTGGATTGACATTGATCAGCGTTGGTGAACCTTCCGCCCAAGGAGTGGCAGCAAGTTTTGCCCTTACGTCAATAGCAGACGATGCGTCTTTATCTCCAGGGACATAACCAGGGCCTGTATCACGACTGCGATTTTCAATCCAAAGGTAATCGTTCTCTTTAAGGCTGTAGCCGTACCGCCCGAATGTAAGATTAGGATCGAAAGCTGTTTCAAGCGTCAGTACGCCAGTGCTGCTGTTGTAGCCTGAAACAGTACCAATGGTGATTTGACGGATGTTGCTGCCGTCAGTTTTTACCTTAAGAGCACGGCGGACGGCTTTTGCTATAAAACCACTGTCTTGATCAAAAGCGCCTCCGTCAGTACCAATACCACGGAAGCCCGAAGAGAGAAGCGCAGTTAGACCAAAGTTGGAATTACTATTGGTAATAGTGCATTCGCCGCCACTTGCGGTCCAGTGGTGAACGGCATCGCCAATCACAAAGCAAGAAACTTCCTGAAGGATTGAATTGTTGATACATTTAAAGCCAAAGCTTCTATAATCAACCTCATAACAGCCTGTTTCGTGATTGATATCACCCCCGATGCGATAACGGACATTATTGATATCAGAAGAGATGTAGGCGGCATAATTTGCTGGGACGCTCCAACTGCCAGAGCTGTAAATTTGCCATGCGTTCATGTCCTTTTGCAGGGACACGTTGGTGAACTGTGCCACCACCATGCTTTTGAAGCCTGTTACCTTGCTGCCATCAAGGAACATGCCGCACATTCCATAGTCAGAACGCAGCGAACAGTTGAAGACATAAGGAGAGCTGCCGCGAGTGGAATCCACTTCAGGGACAGCGCTACCATCAGGATAAACAGTAGTGATTTGTGTTTCACCAGGATTGATGATTTCTGTATCGGAAGGATTTAGGCCAAATGCAGTGGCAACTTTGGCGTAGAAGGCGCTCAGCTCGGCTTCAGAACAAAATTCAAATGCCGACAGTAGGTGATGCGAAGTAGTGATGCCAATGGCATCTTTAAATGTGAAGTTGAAAAAGAATGATCCGCCAGTCGCCTTGAAGACAGCGCCGCGAGCAGTGGAAGGATTAAGGTTGGCAGCCGGAACAGTGCTAGGGCGAATAACGGATTTACGCAGGTCTTCGCCAACAATCGAAACGCCGCGAGGCAGAATCACGCCAATGCCGCTGCCATTAAAGGCACGCAGGTTTGCAGCAGTGGGCGAAAAGGAGCTACCCCAAGAACTTACAGTTTCAGCACCAGCGGGCGCATTGTCAATAATATGCTCGCCTGGTGACACGCGGATGACCACACGGTCATAAAGATCGTTCGATGCCCCAGAAACAATCGACAGCCGGGCGGCTTCGATCAACGCACGCTGCAGGGTTTTGAATGGTGCGCTTTTGGAATAGCCTGCCGTAATTTGCTGGTTGGTTAATGGCGGTACAGCAGTGCCATCTGCGACGCCTGCATTCCAGTCGTCAACGCCGATTTCGGGGTCTACATACAGCGATGTGGTGCTAACGCCCTGATCAGTGCCGCCGGAGTAGCGGCGAGCTGCAATGGCAATAGCAGCAATTTGATCACGGTAATCAGCCTGAGTAATATTGATATCATTGATCGCGCCAGTTTGACCAGGCAAAATAATGGCAGACACGTTTAGCCCCCTGTACAGCGTCGAGCTTATGTGCCCATTCTAAGCTCAATCGGGCCAGTGGTAACAAAATTCGCTGTACCAACAATAATTTGACCAGCCCTGGTGTTGACGGCGCTGTTCGTAATCAAAATATCGCATTCATAAAACAAATCGCCGGGGAGAAGATCCGGCCGCGAGCCGCTTTCTTCTCTTCCGTAAATCATGTAAAACTCAGCTTCCGCCTTACAGCCCTTCTCGGTAAGAAGCAATAATTGCATTAACGCGGTTGCGTCATAGCTGTCACTGCTGGCTTTTCTGTCAATATCGAAATCAAATGTCCCGCCGCCACTGACGATTGATTTTACGTTTTCGCCAAATTTATCGCCGACCGCCGTTGTGTTAATTCCAGCGGCATCAAGCTCAATGCTCCATTCGGCAATGCATCCTTGGACAATCCAAGGGAATCCGTTTATCCATCGACGAGGCTGCAGCTCGGCATCGTCATACTCTGCCGAACCAGCTACTGGCTGCAAGAAAAGTGGGGGGAAATCACAGATGCTCTCCAAGGTAACTTCATCTGTCACATCACTTAACCTATATTCGCCGGCTGCTGCGACGCATTCCGCAATTGCGTTGTCATATTCCTCCGTTCCCGCGGCCGATACAATAATATATTTAAAATCAAGCTGTTTTATATCTATTCTGTCATCGCGACTTCCGCCAAGAGCTTCCGCCCTTGTATTGTAGAAACTAATTCGATCTAGTTTGTCTCTATAAATATAATAAGTTGCACTATTGACCGGAGTGCCGCGATTGTAAAAATAAACACTGTCATCGTCTGTTACATAATATGAAGCCGTTTCCGCTGTTACGTGAATTCGATTTAATCCAAGCTCCCAAAAAGATCCGAAATAGCATCCAACCCCACTAGGTAACGCATCCGTTGATAAAGGCAGTCCATCAGGGGACAAAAGCCTTACTTCATCTCCATTCCAAAATTCTTGGCTTCTAACCAGAAAAACATCAATATCTGCACGCGCAACAGATATTGGCAGCACGATCGGGCTGGGTGCATCTCGCCTTAGCCTGACAATTCCATTCGTGCCGAGAACTGCCATTATCAGAAGCCACCGCTAATCTGACCGGAAACTTGAAATGAAATTGAACAAACCTGAATATCGGCAACACTCACGCTCGGTGAAACGCTTGTTAAAAATGCGCTGCAACTAAAAGTCTTGCCGCCAGCAGAGTCAAGAACGAATTCAACAGACTGCGACACCGTGGAATCATTTCCAAAAATGCTATTAAGCAATTCGACGGCACCACCCTCTCCCGGATCGTACATCAAATCAGCGCTGCCAGTCGTTCCACGTAATCCGGCTGTATATGTTCGATCATATTTGCCGAGATCTGTGGTTTCTAGCGCGTCCTTGTTGACGCTCAACGACCACGACCTGACCTTACCGATCGTGCCTCCATTCCAGCGCAGAGCGCCATTTTTACCAGTAAGGACTGCCAAGGTTCACTCCAATCTGTGATTACTTTAGCTAGGAATCACGAGTCGCCTCAAGTGTAACTCGGACACTGCTTACGCCTGGCTTCACGCGCTGCAGTTGAGGCGGTTCCGCAAAATGCCAAATTAAATCATCGCCACCGTTTTCAAGATAAGTCGTCAAAGCCAATTCGGCTCCAGTGAACACAGCGGCCGGGATAGTAAGACTCTCTAATTGCCCTTTTGCTTCGTTCCAAGTGTCGAGAAATTCGGCGGCGACAACATCGGTTATATTGTCGAAACTGAGGCTGAGCACTGAGCGCGAGCCTCGGTTACCAAAAATACGGCGAGACACGACACCGCTAAGCGACGTGTTGGATTTAACCGGAAACTCCGGTGCGGTGAAATCCATTGCCGTGGGCGTTGCTGCTGGAAAAATTGCCATGATCAGAGTGTCGTCCAGTACGAGTCATCGCTCCATTCAGCGTAAAGCTGGAGCGTGCCATCAGAAAGAAGCGGTGTATGGACGGCTTCAATTTCGTAGCCGTCGTCGCTGGGCTGGATTGAGTCGATTCGATATGTGCGCGTGATGATTTCTGCGGTTTTGACCGTAAAGACAATTCCAGCAGGACTTGCAGTGGTTCCACTGTTGCTGACGGTCAACGTCCCTTCTATTACTTCAGCCGCTTGCTCGCCTGTCCAATACACAACGGTATATGCACCATCCGCCAGGGCAGTGGACGATACCAGCTTGCCGTCTCCGGTAACAGCGCCATTTACAAATTGATTGTAATGCGTGTAATCCAAAGCGACTTTGATAAAATCGCCAGGTGCAAGGGAGCTTGTGAGCGCTTCATAGGTAGTTGCAATCTTGACCGTGTGATCGGATAGCTTGCGAGCACCAATGACGTAACGCGCTGCCTTCGTGGCATGGTTTTCACTGGTGCAGTAGTCCGATATATCAATGCTTTCGGTCACGCCCTCTCCCCAAGCCGTGTGATACACAAGGCGCTCCTGTGGCTCGGGAAACAAACCATAGGTTGGGTCTGTGCTTGCTGATGGCGCAGCACCGCCATACTCCTCTGTCCTGTACTTGATTGAAATAGATACAGGCTGTCGCTGCTCGGCTTCTGCCATGGTCAATTCCATGCTGATGCAATTACCAGCCGTAAATAAACCGCGAATTTCGGGCTGTTCAGGAATAGCCTGCTCCAAGTAGAACACGCCGCCGCGTTCGATCAGCAATAGACAGTGCGTGGCTGCAGTATCTGCAGCCCATTGCCGCCAATTCGTATTACTAAGCTTCGGGCCATCGTAGAAAAAACGATTGTCAAGACAGAATTGTGCTGCAGTAGCAAAGGATGCTGTGTCTATCTGTTCTGCGCTGATTTCATTGCCTAAACCGTAACGCTTATTTAGCATAAAATCATGCAAGATTTCTGGGAATAAATGGGTGCTTTCGTAGCTACCGAGCAAGCTATTAACTTTTATGCCCTCAGTTACATACGCGGAAAATTGAGAGAATTGCGACCATTCCCTGGTAGCCTTCGCATTGATACCAACTAAACAAAGATTGTCATATTGAGGTGTTTCATCATTGGGCTGTATGACATTGACATAGGTGATTTCGTGCTCAGGGCCAGACGAGCAGCTCGTAGTTATTTCGTCATAAACAAAAAATTCTGCCGCCCGTGCATACAAGTCAATGTATGTGCCATCTTTGTTTGTGCCATAATTGCCCTCGGTCCAGCTAATCCCGATTTCACGTTTTGGACGCAAGTTTTGAATATCAAAAAGCTCAGTGATGCTTCTTCCGGAAATATAAGAACCTTGTGCTATCACAGTGCCAGCAGCAAACGGTATTGAAACATAAGTTGCCTGAATATCTGCATTTAATTCAACCATCTCAAAAGTTTCGTTTTTGATCTCCCAGCTTGAAACTGGCTCAATGCGAACTTCCCAGCTCGCTTCGCCGTTCATTGCAAAACGAAGGTAGTTGAATACTGGTGTCTCCTTGGCACTAGCTACACAGAAAATAGTATTGCCGGTAGCAATGTATGCCGATGTATTACTGGGGTCACTTTTAACTGAAACGCGGAAAAAGCTATATCGTTTTTCTGGGCAAGTAATAGTGCCAGATGTAAACACGGAATTGGTTAAATTGTCTTCGATATTTTTGCCATCTAGGGCATCAGCGGCCTTCCAGTTGATTGCCCGGTAACCTGGCACTTCATTTATTCCCGTTTCAACGGCGACAACAGTACCAATGGTATAAGTAATGGTGCGCGTTCCAGTGGTAGTGGTTAGTGTAGTTGTCACACTATTGCCGACTTTATAGTTAGATCCGGCGGCAGAAATTACTGTGCTTGTAATAAATCCACCAGTAACGGTAATTGTTAGTTGCAATCCAGTTCCATTTCCTCCAGACATAGAACGAACAAAAGTTCCATTGACAAGACTGCCTGTGTTGCCGCCTGTAAGAGTGAGTGCAGTGACGGTACCATAAGTGAACTCAGGCACTTCAATGGGAACATCTGCGAAATTGCACATGCCTTGAATTTGCAATGCAACTGTACTGCGAATGCCGATTTCAAAAAAGCGGGTTTGCCGGTTAAGGCTGATTCCGCCTAGAGCGCAACGGAAAATCTGAGGAAATGCAGAGGCTGTGTAATGACGTTCACCAATATCACCATCGGCATAATCCGTGCCAACAGTGTCATACTGCCAAGGCTTAGACGCAGGATCGCTACCATCTTCAGCGGGATATATTTTGCTTGTTCCAGGCACGTCAAAAAATCGCGTATTTACTGCATCTCGTCCTGCAACACCAATAGTGCCGGCTCGTACAACTCGGAAGGTGCAAAAGATGCTTTCACCCGGTGAGCCAGGATCATCTTCTGTCGCTTCACCTTCCTCGAGCGCATCCAAGCTGTAATCCGCTTCACTGACAAAAACAGGAGTGCGCGAAATTAAAATCGCAAGGCATGATCCAACCTTGTACAGTTCACCTTCTTCAAGTGCGGCATCGTATTGTTTTTGCCTTCCCGCTACAGCTTGGCCGACACTAACAAGCGTCTCTTCGCCATCCATCGAACCTTTTTTATTATCGCTGTTTCTTTGATTTACAAAAATAGATGGATTTTTGCGGCGGTTGCGTACAGCGTCTGACTTAGAGCTGAGCATATATTGGAACGTGTCGCCCACATCAAGATCCACCCGATCACCAGCGGAACCACCTTTGGACGTTGAAATAATGCCAGACTTGCTGCTATAGCAATATTTGTATTTCCAAGCTTCTGCAACAGCTTGAGCATCATCTACAGCATCGTATTCATCTTCATTAGCCTGGAGCTGCCGCAATGGCCTGATTCTTGGATTGATGCGATAACCCAAGCCATTTGCAATAGGCGAATACAGACCAAAAGAAGTGGATGTACTTGGTTTGTATGCCCCGCAAAAATGCGTTGCAAGACTATTGACGCCTGTATTTACGCGAAAAATATCACTTGCGTAGTCGGCCTGAGCACCAACATCAATCTGAGATCCGGACAAATAATTGCCGATAGCCATTCGCCCGCCATCATTGACGGAGTAAATAGCAATGCGCTGTAAATTGCCATCAAAAGAATAAGCGCCAAGATTATTGTTACCGATGGCAAAGCTGTAGGGATGGATGGCGCCAATCTCACCTTCCGACACCAAAAAGACTGCTCGAAGCATTTGGTTGCCGCCTAGCGACCAGATTTGACTCCAGAGCAGTGGTGTGTTAACGCGGGTGCCGCCATACCACTGACCATTGAGAAACTCGCGTTTGGTGTAAACCAGTGGGATTGGATCGCCAAGTGGCGCAACATCTTGTACAGCTTCAAACCCGTAGGTTGGTGCAAATGCTGATGGCACTTGCAGGGTATCGCCTTGGCGCTGACGTGTAGTTAGGCGTCCACGGCTATCGCTAGGTGGGCGCGGCACCAGCAGTGCCGACACAATTGTTAGACCAACGCCAATGACTAGGTTGACGATGGCCAAGACCAGTGCGGTCTCAGCACCTGCCACAACAGCCGGTTGCGGCCCCTCCAGTGCGCGTCGCTGTACTTCCGCTTTATACCAGCGCATTTCATCTTCTGTGAGCCCAAGCAGCTCAGCGATGTAACGATCTTGGGGCAGAAGGGGTGTACTCATTTCCAGTCGTACCAGTCGAATTTGCGAAGCAGATTGCCGGGTAACCAGCGGACACCACGTTTATGGCTGACGTGAAGCAAGCCACCGTCGATCATCACTGCCGTTCCAATCTGATCAGGCGTTTCAAACACTGTAAACGCGCCGTCGCGTGGAGTCTGCACCGGAACTAAGTGCGGAAGGATCAGCTTGTGGATGTCGCTGAACGCTTCGGACTGAGACAACAAAATTAGCGTTGCCACGTCCATGGCGTTTGGCGCCGGCAACCTAAGGTGTTCTCGTATGCGAGTCACCATCAACAGACAGTCGCATCCGTCATCACAAACAGGATCAGCACCAGTAACGTGTTTTTTACCAATCCAGCGATGCCAATTCATGAGATCACAAGGGTTCCGGAGCTGGGAACGCTTCCAATTAGTGTGCGGGATAAGTAGCGCCCTGGACCTTGCCTAGTGGCATCGCCGGGACCACGCAACACAAAGGTCAGCATTTCTTGGTCGTGACCGAAACTACCGACGACCCACAGCTCGCGTGAAATTGTCGCAGCTTCTGCCAGTGAGCTGATGTTGATTTCTTTGGTAGTGACTTCTGCGATGTAGCGGTTATCAGCAGCTTCCTTGGCGTAGTTAAGTGAGATGGCATTAACTGGTGTTACAAGATTGGCTTGCGAGCGTTCACCTGCGGTCTGGCCTGCACCTTGCCCATAACCAAACGGCAAGAAGTCACTGCTGCGATCCACGTAAAAATTTTGCCATAGTGGACTGGTTGTGGCGAATGTTTCGCGGTTGCGGAACTGCAGATAATTAACGGTAGCAACTGACATCAGGCCATACCTACACGCTTACGGGTTTTAACGCTGTTTTGAAGGGAGCCAATCGCCAGCTCACGTCCTCGCAGTGCAGATTGTGCAGCCATGCGTTCGGCCTGATCACGGGTGACGTACTCCACATTATTGATTACTTGCGACTGAAATTCTACGTTAATTTTGGCGGGTTTTGCGACGATCTCCTGAATCTGTCGCATCTCAGAGCGGCGCTCGCTAATAGAACGTTGCTCGCTGACTTGCGTCCTGGTTGCCATAACAGCTTGAGCGGCCGATGCTGCCAGCGAGCGCCTGGTTGCTGAGGTGCCACCAATTGCAAGCTCCTCTTGATAGTCACCAGCGTTACTGCCGGCATTTGCTTCAGCGCTTGCGACTGCATTACGCGATGCGCTATACATTGAAATACCGAGACGGCCGTCGGGGCCACGCTTAAGCGGCACGATTGCCTCAGGACCAGCCTCGCCCATGAGGCCGTTTTGCATTTCGCCACCCTTGGCGTACTTGAAGAAGGTTGGGCGGGTGACAATACCGCCTTTTGCGAAATAAGCCGTGCCGTTGTCAAAGTACGCACCATTTGCAGCGATATTTGCAATAGAGCCAGTATCAAAGCCATTAACACTTGGCGCTGTTACATTTCCAGTAGAAGGGATCCCGCCAGGATTCGGCCCTGTTGAACTTGTTGTGCTTGACTGAAGCCCTGCAAACGCGCGAGCAATACCAATTGCGATATAAGTCGCAATCATTTTGGCGCCTTCTTGAATCAAAATTTGGCCAACGTCTCTCAGGAAATTGGCAAATATCTCTTTAGCCGTCGTCGTGCCTTCGATTAAACCGGTGACACCATTCGCAATTGAATTACCAATCGCGTTGCCGATATTCTGAGAAATGCGAACAGCAAGTGCTTCAAAGTCTTTCAGCTCAGCTTCTGCCTGCTCAATAAATTGCTGAAGTTTGCCTTTCTCTTCCGGTTGTGCTGCGGCAGCAAGGCTCTTCAGGCCCACTTCTTTGCCACCCAAGCGGTCTATTAGGTCTTGTGTGGCTTTTGCTCCGCCAATATCGCCAGCTTCTTGCAGCAAAGCCTTGCGAACCTCTAACCGCTCTTTTTCCTTTTCTAATATATTTTCAATTTGAATATATTCCAGGGCAAGGGCTTCTTTCATTCCGGTTGCGATTAATTCTTGCAAGCGCTGACGATCCTCAATTTGAGTCGCATAAGAGTCGGCAAGATCGTTGGATTGTTGTGTTATTTCAATTAAATTTTGCTTTTCCGTTTGCTGAAGCTTGAGCGCAATATTTGCACGAGTTTCGTCTGCCTTGAGCATCAAAAGTTTGCGCTTGACCTCGACCTCGTCTGCAGGAATTTTTTCAAATGCAATTGCTTTAATTTCACCAGCAATTTGAGCGAGTTCTCGCTCACCCTCAAGCCTGATTTGTAAGAATTGATTTTCGGCAAGCTGTGCATTGCGAATTTTTTCATTAATTTGCGCAATTTGTTGCTGCATCGCAAGCTGCGCCATAAGTTGCGGCAACTGGCTTTCGCGTTCTTTTTTGGTCTTGCCGGCGCCAGCCTTGTCGCTGGTTGGAGAGGAAAAGTCGGTAAGTCCATTAAGAGGAGATCCATCTGCGCGGCGGATCGGGACACCATTTGCGTCATAAACAATGCCCGCAACGGTAAAAGTCTCTGTCCTACCTTTTTCGTCAAAAGTAAAACCTTCCCTTTCAAGCTTCAATCGAACAGTGAAAGTTTTATTGATTCTTGCAAGCTGATTTTCCAGCTCAGCAATCTTCATCTTGAGTTGCATGGCTTGCCGGCCAGTAGCACCCATGCCATCCGCACTCCCTTCCAGGGCTTTGCGAGCTGCAGTAATTTCTGACTCAAGCTCTCGCTGCTTCAATCTCAGCTCATCAGTGCTGCCAGCTCCATTGTCTAGTAAATTATTGTATTCTTGTTGTGCTTGATTATGCTTAATAAGCGCAACTGTTGCAGCGGCAATACCCGCAGCAAGCGCTACCCAAGGATTCAGCAATGCGGCGACAGATGAAGCCTTCAGGGCAACAGTGAGAGCCCCAGCCGCTGAAGCTGCCTTCATCATGGCAACTCCAAGAAGGCTCAAGCCAGCAGTTCCAGCAACCTTGATGGACGCAATACTCAATGCACCCATCGCAAGCGCTGCACCACCAGCCGCAGCCGCCAACACATCAAGATTTTTCGCGACAGACAGAGCAAAATCGCCAATTTTGGGCAGCAAATCAACCAACGCTGGCGTAATATTTTCAATAAAGGGAATAAATGCTTCCTGGAATTGCGCACCAATTGGTTGCAGTGCCTCGCCAACGGCGATTTTCATTTCATTGAACGCAACAGTCAGACGCGCACCAGCATCCTGACTGGAACTGGCAATCTGCCCTGCAACGCCTGCGTACTCATCACCAAGTTGAACGATAAAATTCATCAGCTCGTTTAAGCCAACCTGACCCTGCTCCAAAGCTTTTTGCAGCTCAGGCAGCGTCATATCATTGGCCTTAGCAAATTTGGTGACAGCACCAGGCAGGCGCTCACCAAGCTGGCCACTTAATTCTTCAGCGCTTACCTTGCCCTTCGAGAACACCTGCACCATTGCAGTGATCGCACCGTCAACGTCTTGCGCTGAGCCGCCGGTTGCCTTGATAGCCGAGGTAATATTTTTAAATACCAGTTCCGCATCACTTACTTCGCCCCCTGCGCCCTTCACAGCGGCAGTCAACTGCGTCATTCCTTGAATTGCTACATCCTGTGGCACGTTTAAATTACGCACAACAGAATTTGCGGCAGCAACAGCACGATTAAATTCCTCTTGGGTGCCGGCTGCACCTTTCAAGGCAATCTGCATCTTCTGGATCTGCGCTGCATAATCCGCAAATCCACCAAGTTGCTGGCGAAGCATTCCAACTTGCGCACCAGCAGCAGCACCGACAAAAGCACCGCCTACGCCGCCAGCAATACCACCGATGGCGCCACCAAGGAAGCCTTCAGGGCCGCCGAAAATACCACCGCTGATTGCCGCACCAGCAGCTTGCGCCATTTGCATGCCGCCCATTCGGCGGCGACCAAGATTGCGGCTTAGTTTTTCGGATCGAACATCAAGATCGCCAAGATCCTTGGTGAGTTTTTTAAATTCTGCGCTTGCGCCAGGCAGTGTCGACCTGTATTGGTTAATTGCGTTTCGCAACCTCTCGGTCGATTGAATGCTGCCGATATCAGCTCTGCGCGCTTTGTCAATTTCGGCGCGATACGACTGAATTTGCTGCTCTGCACGTGCGCGCGCTTCTCCCGATGTTCTAACTGCATCAGCTTCAGAGATAGCGGCCCGTCTTGCCCTGTCTGCCTGCTCTTCAGTGGCTTGAGGGCCATAAGCCTGCGGTCGACCTGGGAGCTGAACTTGAGCCTCGCCAACTTGAAACCCAGAAAAGAAACGCTGAATTCGACCGGTAGCCCGCCCAACTCGAGCCCCACCGCTAATTTCAAGTCCAGTACCCGGCGCACTCGTCTGCCCAGCCGCAGGCAGCGCCAGCGGAGTAGCAGCAACACCAGCACGCACACGCTGACCAAGCTCAGCGAGCGCCTGCTCCTGTGCGCGCACCATGCCGCGATTCATGTAGTTCGCGGTAACACGAGCCGTTGCTTCACTGGCTTGAGCAGTTGCGGCTTGGGTTGCCATGTCGGCAACATGGCGATAGCTGTTCCCTAATTCCCGCAGTTGTCTTTCAAGATTTCTAGCTTGATTGGCATTTTCTGCATACAACCTTGAGCCTTCTGCTGTTTGCGTATCAAGCTCATTCATTTCGGCCTGTAGCTGGCCAATTGCCTCTTGAAGATTTTTTTTGTTTCGTACCGCAACGCCTATATTTAGATCACGGACAAGGGCAGCTCCTAAGCCTTGAGTAGTAGCAGATGCCTCACGCTGAACTCGTGCGATATCAAGAGCGACTGAAATATAATTTTCCGCACTGCGCGCTGTGTTAGCAAAAACTTGCTGCAATTCGCGAAGTCTCTGACTAAAACCTGTTGCGGTTTGCGGGATTTCTCCAAGCCTGTCATCAAAACGATTAAATACGTTGATCAGCTCAGGATCCGAGAAGGCTGCCGCCATTGCGCGCGCAGACTCTCTGCCCGCTCTCGCCGTCTCCTGAAATGAGCGCTGTATGCCCTTAGAAAGATTTACTTCAATTTCTCGCTGAAAATCTCCTATCTGTTTCCTAACCTCATCCAAAGCAGATTCAATATCTTTTACTGGCAGTAACTTACGAAGAGCTTGTCCACCAAGAAGTGATTCAGCTAGCGCTTCTTCGAAACTTAATCTGCCAGCGCTTGGCGCGCCCCTTTCGGCAAGATCAGCGACGCCTCGCCGAATACGAGCCTCCCCCTCAAGCGCGCCAAGCTCATCTCGCTGATCACGAAGAGCTTCGGTGACAAGCTCAAGATCACGAATCTGCTGACGCGCAGCAGCAGAGCTTGCGCCGATAGGACGAACTATTCTGCGTTGAGCATCTGCAAAATTTTGCGTTTCTTGATTAACGGCTTTTAATTTGCTTGTAAGAGTAGAAATGCTTTGTCCGAATTTGTCAAAAGCCTCAGAATCAACCCTTGTTTCACTTCTTAGTCGAATGAGCGCGTTAATGGTTTGTTGAATTTGAAACGCTGTTGCGTCCGATGATGCGCCGAACTCAGTCAGTCTTTTTCTTTGTTCCTCAAGTGCCGCATTTGCTCCATAAATAACGCTTTCTAACTCTTTAATATCTTTTTTTAGATCATTGTAAACTTTGCCACCAGTTGCTGCTTGACTTTGAAGCCCTTTGAACGCGGCAATCTGGCCTTTAATTAACTGCTCGCTTTTATTACTTGCTTCACCAAACTCAATAATGCCGCGACGGGCCTTTTCAATTGTTTCATCGGTTGGCCCAATAGCCTTTTCAAGCTCGCGAAAAGAGCTTTTGAGCTTGTCAAGACCCTCAGCGCCCTGAATGCCAAGCTTGACCAGAATTTCGCTTACTTGTTTAGCCATCCTTGTCCTTGGTCAATTCGCTTAACGCTGCAGCCTCCATTATCTGAAGACCTTCCAGCATCTCGCGGCGATTCTCCACATTGTAAAGGTCAAACAGTCCGCCAGCACACAGCATCACCTCATATCGCAACCCGAGGTAGCCCGCCATTGTCGTGCTCCACTGCGTTTG